TCAGCGGAACAATGCTGCTGGTCGTCAGATATTTTTAAAGGCTGGTTACACTGCTTCCGCGGAGGAGCTTGCAGAAACAGTTAATCAAGAGATATTTAACCAATTAGAAGTTATCTTGGGTCGCACCCCGGAAGAGCAGTTTACTCCTGCACCGGACCAGCCCCGCGCCCCGCGGAACTTTAAATCGCCCGAAGAGGGGCCAATGGATGTTTATTTCCCTCGTAATGAAAAGGGTTTTTTTGATACGACACGTAAGGTTCTTGGTTTCTCCCCGCGGAGATACCGGAACTACTAATTCGTATAGGAGAGTTGAATGGCTGAAGAAAAAAATGGATACGCAAGCAGTTTAATTGACACTGGGGTCCCTTCTCAACTTGATGAGGCCGACCTAGCTGCTGAGATAGAAATTGAGTTACCGGACTCTCAAAACAATGTTATGGCTATGATTGAAGCGGATGATGTTGGTGAGATTGGAATAACACCGACGGAGGATGGCGGTGTTGAGATTGATTTTGATCCTGCGGACCAGCGCGGCGAGGGGGAAGATTTTGATGCAAACCTTGCTGAAGAGATGCCTGACCGGGAGTTGTCAAGAATTTCGAGTGAGATGCTTGCTGAGTACGACGCAAACAAGTCGGGCCGTCAAGATTGGGAAGATGCGTATGCTAATGGTTTGGAGCTTCTTGGATTTAACTATGAGGAGCGCACACAGCCGTTTCGAGGATCAACAGGGGTTACGCACCCTCTTTTAGCCGAGGCTGCTACTCAGTTTCAGGCTCAAGCTTTTAACGAGCTTTTACCGTCTTCGGGTCCCGTCCGCACAGTTGTGATGGGCAAAGAAACGCGCAAGAAGGTTGAGCAGGGCCAGCGTGTTCGACAGTTTATGAATTATTACATTACAGATGTTATGGAGGATTACACTCCTGACATGGACCAGATGTTGTTTTATTTACCGCTGGCGGGTTCTACTTTTAAGAAAACTTATTTTGACGAGACGTTAGACCGTGCGGTGTCTAAGTTTGTTCCTGCGGAGAACTTGGTTGTTCCGTATGAGACCGTGGACCTCGACACGTGCCCCAATGTTACTCAGGTTGTACGCATGTCTTTGAATGATTTGCGTAAACGTCAGGTTATGGGGACATATTTAGACGTGGATGTTATTCCAGCCCAGCGCGAAATTACTGGCGTTGATGGAGAATTAAACCGTATTGAAGGGGTTGAACCTACTCAGATTGATTATGACTGCACTATTTTAGAGTGTCACGTTGATTTGGATTTAGAAGGTTATGAAGAAGTTGATGACGACGGCGAAACAACAGGCATTAAGATACCGTACATAGTGACGCTTTCTATGGATAATGGACAAGTTTTAAGTATCCGTAGGAACTACAAACAGGACGACCCTAAGAAGAAAAAAATCCAGTATTTTACACATTACAAGTTTTTACCGGGTTTTGGTTTTTATGGCTTGGGGCTCATCCACACGATTGGCGGTTTGTCGAGAACCGCCACGGCGGCATTGCGACAGTTGATTGACGCGGGTACGTTGTCCAACCTCCCAGCGGGCTTCAAGGCCCGCGGACTACGGATCAGAGACGACGATGAACCGTTACAGCCCGGAGAGTTCAGAGATGTGGACGCACCGGGCGGGGCTATCCGAGATAGTCTCATGCCGCTGCCTTTCAAGGGTCCAGATCAGACGTTGTTTCAACTGCTTGGTTTTGTTGTTGAGGCGGGTCAACGGTTCGCGACCATTACAGATTTAAAGGTTGGTCAGGGTAATCAGAACGCGCCCGTCGGAACTACTATGGCGATTATGGAGCAGGGGTCTCGTGTAATGAGCGCGGTCCATAAGCGTTTACACTATGCGATGCGGTTGGAGTTTAAGATACTTGCGCGTGTTATGTCGGAGAGTTTACCGCAGGAATATCCGTATTCTGTAGCGGGCGGCGACGAGACTATCATGGCGTCGGACTTTGATGACCGCATTGACGTTGTACCTGTTAGCAATCCAAACGCTTTCAGTCAGGCCCAGCGCATTACGTTAGCTCAGACTAAGCTACAACTTGCAAGTCAGGCACCAGAGATTCACAACATGCACGAAGCTTTTCGGGACATGTATGAAGCGATTGGCGTTGTTGATGTAGACCGTTTGATGAAGTCTATACCTACAGAAGAGCCTGAACCGCTTGATCCAGCGCAAGAGAACATTAATGCTTTGGATATGTTGCCACTTCGGGCGTTTGAGGGTCAGAACCACCAAGCGCACATTCAGGCACATTTGGTTTTTGGCACAAGTCCTATTGTTGGCACGATGCCCCCAGTGGCTATTTCTATACAAAAGCATGTCATGGAACACGTACAACAGGCTGCGAGAGAGCAAGCCGCAGTTGCATATTTACAACAAGTTCAGCAGCAAGGTGGCCAGCCTGCCGATGACGAACAAATGTTACAAATTGAGCAGCTAACGGCTAACTTTATTGCTGAAGGGTTGCAACAGGTCAAACAACTTTCTGGCGAGATGACGGGTGCAGGCGCTCCTGACCCACTTGTTCAGCTTAAAGAGGCTGAGATGAAGCAGAAGGCAGCAGCGGATCAGGCAGACAACCAGATTGACCAAGCCAAGGTTGAGCTTGACGCCCGTGGCCAGCAAATGCGCGGTCAACAGTTCAAGGAACGTTTGGCTTCTCAAGAGCAGCAGACTTCGGCTCGTATTGATGCTGCAATGCAACGTGAGATACTTAAACAGCGAGGGTCCCCACAATAAAGGTCTGTTTGACAGATTGTACTAAACCTCGTATTTTTAAACAAAGGAGCAAAATAATGGCAGATACTTATCCTTCAAAAGAAGATTACACAAAAGAGACTTTACGTAACGATGGTGGAAATGCTGGCCGCGGTTTGGGAGCGGCTATTGGTGCCTCCGTTGGAGGACCCGGTAATCTTATTGCTCAAGGCATAAAGAACATGGGTGCGAAAGCTTTATCAAAGTCTGCTCGTGTTTCTACAAAAGACATGGAACGAGCTTCAAAGTCTCTTCCAGATAGTCCTAAGAAAACTAAATCTAAAAGAAAGGGGCCAAGATAATGGCTAAAGTAAGAGTAAACGGCTCCGCGCCGGGTAAAACACCTGAAGCGGTTAGCTATGCGGACATTAAAGGCCAAGGCCGCATTCCATACGGCAAGTCGGCTCCGGCTCCTATGGCTGATACGAGCAAACCTAAAAAGATGACTATGCGTGGAGCGGGTGCCGCGATCCGCGGAAAAAGTTACATAGGTTATCCCTCTTAGCCCTTTCTAACTTTTTAAAAAGTTATACACATGTTATAGTGCCTTTTAAAAGAAAGGGGTGTTTAGCATGATTGAGGTATTGGCCTTGGCGGGTGCTGTCACAAAAATAGCAGGCGGCATAAGCGCAGCTATTAAGGCAGGAAAAGATACACACGCCCTGCTTCCCGCGTTTGGTAGACTTGCCAAGTTAGAAGCTGATATAAATTTAGCAGAATCTGGAAAACACAAAGGACCGCTGGGCAGGCTTACGTCCAGCGAAGAAGAAGGCTTTGCCATAGCGCAGGCAAAGATGGCGCACAAGCAAGCTCAAGAGGAATTGAGGTCCGCCTGCCGCTTGTACGGGCCACCTGATATGTGGGCGTTGGTGGTACGAGAAACCGCCGCTGCGCGTGTTCGGCAGAAGGAAGCTCTGGAAGCTCAAGCTGCTCACAGAGACCGTGTGTTTTATATTTTGTCGGTTGTCCTCGGTGTTGTGCTTTTTGCGGCAGGAACTGCCCTTTTGATTTGGGGTGCAGATCGGTGGGCTAATGGGTGAGATTATACCAAAATAAATTAGGAAAATACGTTGTATATGACAAACGTGGAAAAGTAGTTATAATAACAGTAGAACGAAAACTTGCTATAGCATACGCGAGGAAGGTAAATGACTGAGTTTGATAAAGCTGATTTAGACTCTAACGGCTATATAGATAGAAAAGAATGGAATCGTCTTGCCTTAGAAGATCGTAGGCTTGAGATGGTTGACCGGGACCTCAAGCGCAATGCGGAACGTAGGTTTACCGGGTTTGCTTTGGCTGGAATGCTTTTGTATCCACTTATTATATTGCTTGCTTCGGTGCTTGGCTTTGACAAAGCTGCTTCTCTTATAACAGACATTGCCTCTGTTTATGTGATAGCAGCGTCTGGTGTTGTTGCTGCGTTTATGGGGTTCAATGCTTACTCTGCAAAGGCAGATAAGAAGAAAGCATCAATTACTTATGATGATAGAGAGGAGGGTAAATGAGTATAATTAGTTCTTTAATAGGCCCAGCAACTGAGATTGTTGGTAAGTTTGTTCAAGACAAAGATAAAGCTGCACAACTTGCGCATGATATTAGCACAATGGCTGATAGGCACGCACAGGAGGCCATGTTAGCGCAGTTAGCGGTAAACAAGGCTGAAGCACAGGGAAATTGGTTTCAGGCGTCTTGGAGGCCATTATGCGGATATGTGTGCGTTTTAGGTTTATTTGTAAACTTCTTACTCTCTCCAATTTGTGCAGGGTTTGGGTTTGTTATACCTCAAGCAGATATGGCTGTGATGATGCCTATTTTAACAGGTATGCTCGGTTTGGCTGGTATGAGGTCATTTGAGAAGGTTAAAAAGGTTTCTAAATGAAAAATAAATGGATTTGGATTGGATTAGGATTGGCAATACTTTTTGTTGTTATGATTTATGGAGTTAATAAAGCTATGTGTACACCACCCTGTCTTTAAATGGAGAAGCTAACCGCACATGAAAAAAGTACAATAACGTGGCGTTGGACCGCACTTATATTTTATTTAGTCATTTGCTTTTATGACTTTCTATTTTGCCCAGTTTGGTGGGGATTAAACAGACCAGACATCTCCCAATTTATGGAGATTATAAATTCAACTAAGGAGCCAATGGTTCAAATGGAATTGATGAAGAAGCTAACAGGACAGCACGATCCATTTACACTTCTGGGTGGTGGGTTGTTTCATCTAGCATTTGGAGCAATTCTAACAGGCTCTTCTCTTGCAAACAAAAAGTGAGTAGTAAATGAAATATATTAAAGATATAACAGTATTAATTATGGTTGTGGGTCTGATGGGCATTCTTGGACTTATAGTCGTAGATGAATTTCAAATGGCAAATGAACATGGTGGTGCGTTAGACGAAAGCATCATAGGTTTACTTCAAATGTCACTTACTGGAGTAATTGGTGTTGTCGGTGGTTATGTAGGCGGCAGATCGAATGGTTAAAAAAAGATAATGTGGGTACTGGTTTGGATGCAGTTAATATCAGGACAGCCCGTAGATCATTTTCAGTTGGCTGTTTACGAAACTAAGACTGAATGCGAAACAAATAGAAAACGTGCGGAGGTTATGGTAACTCATAATGGGATTGCTGTGGCGTGTTTGGAGGTAAAAATATGACCGTAATAATAAACCTATACTACAGAATTAAATACAAGCTGTTCGGAGTTTTGTATTACAAGGGGAAAACAAAATGACATTTAAACTATCTAAACGAAGTCGAGACAGGCTGGAGGGAGTAGATGTCGGGCTGATCGCAGTCGTTGACTATGCTATCGCCGTCACAAAGATTGATTTTGGCGTGATCTGCGGGTTACGAACTATGGAAGAACAGCGAGAACTTGTTGCTAAAGGCGCAAGTAAAACCATGAAATCAAAACATCTTGGCGGTCACGCCGTGGACCTCATGGCCTATATTGGATCAAGAGGGTCGTGGGAATTGAATTTGTACGATGATCTTGCTGATGCTATGAAAGAAGGTGCTGAAGCTGCTGGAGTTGGTATTCGTTGGGGCGCTGCATGGCATATCCCAGATATTCGTGAGTGGAATGGTACAATGGAAGAAGCTATGAATGCGTACATAGATTTGCGTCGTAGCGAAGGCAGGCGTCCTTTTATTGATGGGCCTCATTTTGAACTAATGGTTTAAGGGTTTTAAGTTAACTCGCATATCTTTATACTTTGTCCTAGCATATCCTATATAAACTGTGCTAGGACATTATCATAAATTGTTAGATGATATGCGAGGTATGAATGGACGAAATACACACCGCCGAAGCAGTCTTTCGAATCTTGAGAGAAAGGCGTCAGGGTGTAACAGACTTAATGATCTATGGAAATGTTAAGTCAATGGAGCAATATCGTGAGCTTATGGGCAACTTAGAATGTCTAAATCACGTGGAACAGGAACTCAAGGGCCTGCTAGACAAACAGGAGCGTTCAAATGACTGAGACGCAGAAAATAAACTTATCAGCAGTAAAAGATGCTGTTGAAGACATATCACAGGCTTACAAAGAAAAGTCTGATAGAGTGTTAGACCCCGATGCAATCGGGCAATCCCTCCTAGATAGAATGCCTTCTCCCACTGGGTGGCGGCTTCTTATTTTGCCCTATCGCGGCAAAGGAAAAACGGAGAGCGGTATTTATCTTCCTGATAAAATTATCGAAGACAATGCAGTTTCAACGCAAGTTGGTTACGTTCTCAAAGTAGGAGAACTGGCTTATAAGGACACCGATAAATTTCCGGACGGTCCTTGGTGCGAAAAGGGTAGCTGGGTGATGTTTGCCCGGTATGCTGGTTCCCGTTTTAGAATTGAAGGTGGTGAAGTGAGGATTCTTAATGATGATGAAGTCCTTGCAAAAATATCATCCCCTGAAGACGTTCTTCATTTCTAGGAGGTAAAAATGGCTGAAGAAGAAAATCAAATTGAATTAGAATTAGACAGTACCGAGGAGACAGAAGTAGATGTTTCTGAAACCGAAGCACCCGAAACCGAAGCACCTGAAGAGGATCAATTTACTAAGGCGGAAACAAGTACGCAAAAAAGAATTGATCGTCTTACAAAGAAAATGCGTGAAGCGGAAAGGCGTGAACAAGAAGCTCTTAATTACGCCAAGCAGGTTCAGAATGAATCTGAAACGCTTAAAACTCGTATGCAAAGCTTGGACACTAACTATGTTAATGAGTACACCAATCGTGTTAATACGCAGGTATCTCAGGCTGAAGCTAGTTTAACTCGTGCAATTGAAATGGGGGACAGCGCGGCAACGGTTGAAGCGCAACGTAACCTTACGGCCTTGGCTATTCAACAAGATCGTGCAAACCAAGCAAAAGCGCAACAGGAGCGTTATCAGCAACAACAAGCTGCGGCTGCTCAACACCAGTCTCAACAACCAATGCCTGCTCAACAACCTCGTCGTCCTGACCCAAAGGCAGAGAACTGGGCGGCTCGAAACAGTTGGTTTGGTCAAGACGAGGCCATGACTTATGCGGCTTTTGGAATACATAAAAAGCTCGTCGAAGACGAAGGGTTTGACCCGCAGGGCGAAGACTACTATAATGAACTAGATCGTCGGATTTCTGAAAAGTTTAATATCGGCGCAAACAGTTCCAACAAAAGGCCCGCTCAGACGGTTGTTGGTGCTTCAAGAACTCCATCTGGGCGCAATAGTGGGAAAAAGGTTAGACTCACCCCTAGCCAAGTCGCAATCGCGAAGAAATTGGGTGTGCCGCTTGAAGAATATGCGAAATACGTGAAGGAGTAATAAGATGACAAAATCAAACAACCAAATTGGTAGTTCTGGAATCGACCGGACTTCTCGCGCTAATGAAACTAGGGAAAAACAAGCTTCTCGTAAGCCTTGGGCTCCCCCGTCCATGTTGGACGCACCACCTGCACCGGATGGTTTTAAGCATCGTTGGATACGCGCCGAAACGCGTGGATTTGATGATCGTAAGAACATCAGCGCAAAAATGCGCGAAGGTTGGGAACTTGTTCGTCAAGACGAATACCCTGACTTTGAGTCCCCGGTAGTTGAATCAGGTAAATATGAAGGTGTGTTTGGAGTGGGTGGATTAATGCTCGCTCGCATCCCTGTTGAAACAATTGCTGAAAGAACGGAATACTTTAATAAACGTAATACCGATCAGATGCAGGCCGTAGATCAGGATATGATGCGGGAGAACGCGCATTCAACCATGACGATCAGTAACCCTGACCGTCAATCCCGTGTAACTTTTGGTGGTCCAAAAAAATAGTTAGGACTACCTTCCCACTAAGGAGAAAGATAAATGGCTAATACAGATACATCTTATGGCCTTCGACCAATCTCCAGACAAGGCAGTAGTGTTTCGTCTGGCGGAATGACCGAGTATCGTATTGCTTCTGACAACTCAAACCCTATTTTCCACGGCATGGCGGTTATTCCGTTAGCTGCGGGCGTTATTGACGATCTACAAGCTGCGGCTGGTGGTAACGTTTCTATCTTGGGTGTATTTGGCGGATGCGAATACGTTTCATCAACAACAGGTGAGACAGTGTTTTCAAACTACTGGCCGGGCTCCGGCGCAGATAGTGATCACCCTGTTAAAGCCTTTGTGTACGACGACCCAAATCAACTATTCCAGATAGCTACTTCTAATGTAGTCGCTGCTGCGAATACTGAAGCGGAAGTTCGTGCGGCTGTGTTTGCAAACATTGCGTTTGCAACAGGCAACAGTGGTTCTACTTCCACTGGTTTATCTTCTGCAACAGCAGATTTAAACACTATCGCAACTACCAACACTTTGGCGTTAAGAATTATGGGCGTACAAGACGACCCCGCTAATTCCGACTTCACTGCCGCTGGTATCCCATTAATCGTTCGTATAAACAACCACTTCAATGCTCCTACGGGTTCTATTGCGGCTGGCACTGTTTCTACAACTGGCGTATAAGGAGCTTTAAACTATGGCTATTTCTCGCGCACAACTAGCTAAAGAGCTAGAACCGGGCCTTAACGCATTGTTTGGGCTTGAGTATGATCGTTACGAAAACGAGCATGGTGAAATCTTTGATGAAGAAAGTTCAGACAGAGCTTTTGAAGAAGAGGTTATGCTCGGAGGTTTTGCAAGCGCACCAATTAAGAGTGAAGGCGGAGCCATCACTTTTGATGATGCACAAGAAACTTACACAGCACGTTATACTCACGAAACTATCGCACTAGCGTTTTCTATCACAGAAGAAGCTATTGAAGATAATCTGTATGATCGTTTGGCGTCTCGTTACACCAAAGCCTTGGCTCGCTCTATGGCGCAGACAAAGCAGATCAAAGCAGCAGCTATCTTGAACAACGCGTTTAGCACAGGTGTTAATGCAATCGGTGACGGTGCAGCACTTTGTTCTGCCGCGCATCCAAGTTTATCTGGCAATCAAACAAATCTTCTTGCTACAGCGGCTGATCTTAATGAGACTTCGCTAGAGCAAATGTTGATTGACGTTGCTGGTCTAACTGACGAGCGTGGTCTAAAGATTGCGGTACGTGGTATGAAGTTGATAATTCCAAAAGAACTGCAATTTATTGCAGAGCGGGTTATGAACTCCAATTTGCGATCTGGAACTGCGGATAACGACAACAACGCAATGAAGAACATGGGCATGTTGCCAGACGGGGCAGTGGTAAACCACTTCTTGACTGACACAGACGCGTTCTTTGTTAAGACTGACGCCCCTAACGGCTTCAAGTTCTTTAACCGTTCACCAATCAAGACCGCTATGGAAGGCGATTTTGACACAGGTAACATGCGGTTTAAGGCACGTGAGCGTTATTCCTTTGGCGTATCAGACTGGCGTTCTGTCTTTGGAACTCCCGGCGCAGCTTAAACTGCACTTAATATTTACAGCAAGGGGCGGCTTCGGTTGCCCCTTTCTTTTTGTTCTGTATTATGTATAATACAACTATCCCTGACAGTCGCATCATGTGGCTGACATTTGCCAAGACAGGAGTATATCATGGCTAATACAACTTTTAACGGTCCCGTCCGTTCAGAAAACGGCTTCCAAGTTGTTTCTAAAAATGCAACAACTGGTGCTTTTACAACTGTAGCTAATACAGCCTCAACAGGCATTGTAACAAATAAATATGTGAAGCATGTCGGCTTTGCTACTGGCGTTACGGTAAACACAACAGCAGGCGATAGTCCTACAATTGGTGAGTTTACACAGCCAGCAAACACAATCATCACTGACATTAAAATATTTTGTGACACATCTCCTGTTATTGGAACAGGTGATATTGGTTACGAAGTTGGCACGTCTTCCTCTGGTGCGCAGATTGTTGCGGCTCAGACTGATGAGATTTTAGACGGCGGTACAACTGTTGTTGAGCATAACGTAACGGTAACTGCATTAGTTCTTCAGACACAAGACGGCACAACAGCCCCAGCCTCTGTTCAATATACAGACACCGAAAGAACTATTTACTGCAACATTACAAACACCGTTGATGCTACAACAGCAGGATCGTTTACATTCATCATTGAGTACGTTCAAATTGCGTAATTAATTGGGTGGGGTTAACGCTCCACCTTTTATTATAGGAGATTAATATGGCGGATGCTGTAACCTCACAGACGCTGATCGACGGCGGTAAACAGGTCGTTATGAAGTTCACTAACGTTTCCGACGGGACCGGAGAGTCCGCCGTTAAAAAGGTAAATGTTTCTGCCTTGGAATCCAGTGTAGACGGTGACGCTTGTACTGGTGTTGTGATTGAGCGTATCTGGTGGCAATGTATTGGCATGAAGGTTCAAATCTTGTGGGATGCAACTACAGACGCATTTTGCATTGAGCTTGGCGAAAACCAAAGTGGTTCCCATGACTACACTATTTTTGGTGGTTTAACCAACAACGCAGGAAGTGGCAAAACTGGAGATATTCAATTTACAACCGTAGGTCATACAAGCGCAGACACTTATACAATTATTTTGTATATGCGTAAAAAGTATGACTGAGTTTAAGAAAAAAGCTAGTCAATGGCCACTACGAAAGACGTAAAAAGGACGCCCTCTGGGCGGTTAGTGTACAGAGGAGAAACTTTTGGCGGATACAACAAGCCAAAAAGGACGCCCGGCAAGGCGAAAAAAAGCGCGGTCCTCGCAAAAAAAGGTAGTCAAGTTAAACTTGTCCGGTTCGGGGACTCCAAAATGTCCATCAAAAAAGACCAGCCCGCCAGACGAAAAAGTTTCCGGGCTCGTCACAACTGTGACACGGCAAAAGACAAATTTAGCGCCAGATACTGGTCCTGTAAAGCATGGTAAAGAAGATATGAAAATACTAGAACTTCTGGCTAAATTAGAAAAACACGAGGCTGAGTGTAACTTACGTTATCAACAGATCGAAGAAAAACTTTCTGATCATAAAAACTCGTTGAAAGCTTTTGATTTAAAACTTTGGGGACTAGCTGTTTTAATTTTAATAGCACCTTTTGTTGGAAAGTTATTAGGATAGTATAATGTCTTATTCTCGCAAATCTAAAAAGGCATCTCCAAAAAGCAAAGGCAGCAAAATATGTCCTTCTGGAAAAGCTTGGGCTAAACGTACTTTTGACACATATCCTTCAGCATATGCAAACATGGCGGCTTCTAAATACTGTAAAGACCCTAATTATGCCAAGAAAAGTAAGAGGAAAAAGGGATAATGCTAAGTAAAGGTAACAAACGAAAAGTTAAAAAGGTTGCAAGGGGCTTAAACAAAGCTTCAAAACTTCATGCCAAGCAGGCTAAAACTTTAAAAACAATGATTCGTTCTCCTAGAAAGAAGAGCTAAATGGGTGAGCTAAAGAAATGGCGGGATCAAAACTGGGTTAGAATTGGAGCCGACGGCTCTATAAAAGGCCCTTGTGGCACGTCTAAAGACAAAAAGAACCCTGATAGATGCTTGCCAGAAAGTAAAGCTCGCTCTCTTACTAAGGCTCAACGCAAAGCTACGGCTGCAAAAAAGAAACGTGCAGGATCAAAGGGTCAACAAGTAGTAAAGAACACTAAGGCAGCAACTGTTACAAATATGGCTAGAGGCGGTGAGCCCTCTGCAACTAAAGCAAAAAGACCTTTTCGGGGTAAGACCCCACCCGGAACTGTAGTAGCTAGGGGTTGTGGTGTAGTATTAAGTAGTAAACGTAAAAAAACGAAAGGATCAGTATCGTGAAAAAGAAGATGAAAAGCAAAGGCTACCGAAGTGGTGGTAAAGTTAAGAAGATGTCTAAAGGCGGAGCCGCAGGCGGTAAAAAAGTTCGCCGTATGTCTAAAGGTGGAGCCGCTGGTGGTAAAAAAGTAATGCGTATGTCAAAAGGTGGAGCCGCTGGTGGTAAGAAATCACTTGCTTCAGCAAGAGCATCACTTCCCGCTGGTTATAAGATAGTTAAAAAATAAAATATGGCATATTTACATAGCAATATTCCTTATTTCAAGGCATGGGTTCGTCGTGAATATACTCATAACCATGAGGCGTATCACGGCGAATTTCTTCATGCTATGGTCATTGGTGTAACAACAATACCAAACCGATCTTTAAGTTTTCAAGTAATTTTTACTGGAAGTGAGGCAGAAGGAGAGAAAGAGGACACCGTACACGGTGGAGCTATGTGGGCTCGTATGCCAATAACTGCACTTGTTGCCGACATTCCTTTAGAAGAATGGCCAGAACCGATGGAAACATATGATGCACAACCTTGGGACTGTGCTTCTCATTATAACTCTGTTTATGTTATGGATAGGACCACCCCATGTCCTTGGATGGCTAAAATAGATGGTAAAATGCACCCGGCAAAGTATTTATTTACTGTAGATTACACTGAGAGTGAAATCGCTGATGATCCGGCACAACACAAACAAAATCACGTTCTTCAACTGTTAGATGCAGGAGAATGGACGGGCAATATTGTTGCGTTACCTAATAACCGTGTGCGCGTAACACACCCTGCATGGTTTCAAACAGGAGAGGGCGCTCCTGACTTCAAGCCATCTCAGCATATACATTATTCAAAATCTGAGTTAGACTACACATTAGATGTTAACAAGGTTTTTGATAACCTTTACAACGAGGAATAAAATGGCTGTTTCAAGTAGCAAAGATTTTGAACTAGATGTAGCTGAATACGTCGAAGAAGCTTTTGAACGTTGCGGCTTAGAAGTTCGCACGGGTTATGACTTAAAATCAGCAAAACGTTCTCTTAATCTTTTGTTAGCAGAGTGGGCTAATCGCGGCCTAAACCAATGGACTATAAAACAACGAACTCTTACAACGGTTCAGGCAGACGGCAACTATGACTTAGGGGCGGACGTTATAGATATTTTGTCTGTTGTTGTTCAACGGGACGGAACTGATTACTCGCTAACCCGTCTAAGTAGGGATGGTTACTTAACAATACCCAACAAGACAACTCAAGGAAGAGTTAACCAGTTTTTCTTAGACAGGCAACTTACCCCTGTTTTAAACGTTTGGCCCGTTCCAGATAATTCTACAGATGTAATATACTACAATGCTTTGACACGAATGGACGATGCTGACATATACACTAATACTATGGACCTTCCTTTTAGGTTTTATCCTTGTTTAGCTGCGGGTTTAGCTTACTATATTGCTCTAAAAAGAGCCCCAAACCGCGTTCAAATGCTTAAAGCAATGTATGAAGAAGAATTTGATCGTGCTGCTACAGAAGATCGTGATAGGTCCTCTTTCAATGTTGTTCCAAACTATCAATATTATAGGACAAACTAATGGCAAAGTTTGCATCTGGAAAAAATTCTTACGCAATCTCTGACCGATCTGGTTTTCGGTATCGGTATAAAGATATGCGGAAAGAATGGAACGGTCTTCTTGTTGGTCCAGATGAGTTTGAACCTAAACAACCACAACTAGGTCCTTTTAGAAAAGTTAATGACCCGGAATCTCTTCAAGACGCAAGACCCGACAGAGTTGAACCTTTTGACGTTTATATTGGGCTTCCTTTAGTAGAAGCTCCTAGCCTAACACCTGTTCCCAGAGGAACCACTGGTTTAGGAGAAGTGACGGTGACCATAACATGAGCTTTACATATTCAGAATTAAAACAAGCAATACAGGATTACGCGGACAATACGGAAACTTCTTTTGTAAATAACTTACCTGTATTTATAAAACAGGCGGAAGAACGCATTTTAAAAAGTGTTCAATTAAGTCTTTTTAGAAAAAATGTTTCGGGAGTAATGTCTAGTTCAAATAAGTTTTTAGCTTGTCCAACGGATTTTTTAGCACCTTTTTCTTTAGCTTTCGTAGATTCAAGCAGTAATTATGTGTTTTTAGATTTTAAAGAAAATGATTTTATTCAATCTTTTAACCCAAACCCTGCAACTACAGGAAGCCCGCGTTTCTATGGTGTTTTTGACATAGATAATTTTATTATAGGACCTACACCAAATTCAAGTTATAATGTTGAACTTCATTATTATTACAGACCAGCAAGTTTAACCAGTTTGGCAAGTAGCGGCACAACGTGGCTAAGTGAAAACGCCTCTATTGCTATGTTATATGGCAGTTTGGTCGAAGGTTATACCTATATGAAGGGTGATGCAGACATGATGGCTTTGTACGAAAAGAGGTTTATGGAGTCAATTATGGGCTTAAAAGGTCTTGGAGAATCAAAAGAGGTGACGGACGAGTACCGCACTGGAGTAGTAAGGAGACCTAAACAATGAGTCTTCCAGCCTTAGATATGAGTCTTTCAGAAAATTTTTCTGTAAAGGTACATACTTCCGAGGGGCGTGGTTTTACCCCAGAAGAAATTGCTGAACGTTGCGCGGATAAAATAATTTCTGTTTCAAACAACGCGCATCCTGCAATACAAGAGCAGGCTCGTGCTTTTAAAGCTCAAATAGTTAAGTTAATAGAGTTTTATTTGACGGAAGCTGTTAAAAATGACAGAACTACTGTATATAATGCATTAACCGACGCAGGACACCCAGAGCTTGCATCACTCATAAGGAGATTGTGACATGGCCTTTTCAGGTAACTTCATGTGTACGAGCTTTAAGAAAGAGCTTCTTGAGGCCAAGCACAATTTTTTAAACAGCGGAGGAAGCACTTTTCAGCTTGCTTTGTACACGAATAGTGCGTCTTTTACCGCAGCTACCACTGCTTACACTACAAGTAATGAGATTAGTAACACTGCTGGTAGCGCATACTCCGCCAAAGGTAATACTTTGACGCGAGTTGACCCTTCAACTTCTGGAACTACGGCCCTTACAGATTTTGCAGATTCCTCTTGGTCTTCTGCTAGTTTTACGGCTCGCGGAGCTTTGGTATTTAATGACAGTGCGTCAGGAGACCCTTCTGTAGTTGTTTTAGATTTTGGTGCAGATAAAACAGCAAGTAATGGAACATTTACCGTTGTTTTTCCTACAGCAGACGCAAGTAACGCGATTATTCGGATAGCCTAATGACGGATATTATCGTTCCTCTCTCTGGTTGGGGTCGAGGAACGTGGGGTCAACTCTCTTGGGGCCAAGACTCTATTACAAACACAGGCGCAACGGGACAAACAGGTTCTGTAACGGTTGTTGCAACAGCTAATGTCCCTGCTACTGGACTAGCGGGAACAGGTTCTGTAGGTTCTGTCACTGTAACGGCAGATGCAAATATTAACGCCACTGGAATAGCAGCAACAGGTTCTGTGGGTTCTGCCACTGTAACGGCAGACGCAAATATTAATGCCACTGGAATAGCGGGCACGGGCTCTGTAGGCTCGGTCACTGTAACAGCAGACGCAAATATTAACGCTACGGGTGTAGCGGGAACAGGTTCTGTAGGTTCTGTTGTCGTCACAGCGGACGCCAATATAACCGTTACTGGCGTAGCAGCAACGGGCTCTGTAGGTTCTGTCATTGCAACGGCAGACGCAAATATTAACGCTACGGGTGTAACGGGAACGGGCTCCGTAGGGTCAGTTACCATCTCTGTAAGTAACGATGTGTCTGTAACAGGCGTGGCAGCCACAGGTGGTGTTGGTCAGGTTCTTGTTTGGGGAAGTATTGTCCCAGATCAAAATCCGGGGTATAGTACCGTAACGCCGTCTCAAGTTCCGGGGTATAGTACCACAACGCCGTCTCAATCTCCCGGATGGACAAAAATTGCAGCGTAAGGATTTAAAACATGGCTAGTACATATGTAAATGACCTAAGACTAGAAGAAATTGCTACAGGCGAACAGTCTGGTACTTGGGGCGATACAACAAACACCAACCTCGAACTCATTGCGGAAGCGTTTTCTTTTGGCACAGAAGCCATAACAACAAATGCTGACACGCACACAACTACAATTGCGGATGGGGCAACGGACCCCGGACGCTCAATGTTCTTGAAATACACAGGAACTTTAGATTCTGCTTGTACAATTACAATAGGGCCGAACACGGTCAGCAAGCTGTGGTTTATTGAAAACGGAACTTCTGGTTCCCAGAACATTATCATATCCCAAGGGTCTGGGGCTAACATTACAATCTCGGCGGGACAAACTAAGGCTATCTATTCAGATGGCGCAGGTTCTGGCGCGGCTATGGTTGATGCGTTTGCTGATCTTTCTGTTCCAAGTTTGTCTACAAGTACAGCAGGTACATCCAACCTACGCCTTGGCGTCAACGCAGGTGATGCAATAACCTCTGGCGGTAACTACAACGTGGTCTTGGGCGATGAGGCTGGTACTGCTTTGACTACGGGTGATAACAACGTGGCTGTTGGCTTTGAGGCTTTAGTTACGGAAGATGCTCACGGTAATAATACAGCCGTTGGCTATCGTGCGTTAAAAACACTTAACGCTGGGGCAGAAGGTTATAACGTGGCTGTTGGTACTAATGCAGGACTATCAATTACCACAGGTTTGCGAAACAATCTGATTGGCGCATTTGCAGGAGACAGTCTAACTGACGCAGATGACAATGTAGCTATTGGTGACAGTGCATTAAACTCAGACACTTTAGGTTCTAAGTCCGTTGCAATAGGTAGAGCCACTTTAGCTAATCAAAACTTCACGACTGCCACAGATAGTTATAACACAGTCGTTGGTTATTTCGCAGGTACAGCAATTACCACGGGTCAAAACAATACCCTTGTCGGTGGCCTAGCAGGTGATGCACTTACTACTGGAACTGATAATGATGCCATTGGTGTTTCCGCTTTAAGTTCAGATACGGCAGGAAATAGATCGACTGCAATAGGAAGAGGAACTTTAAATGCTCAAAACTTTACAACATCTACGTCTGTTTATAATGTAGCTGTTGGTTATCTTGCAGGTTTATCAATAACCACAGGCACACAAAACACTTTAATGGGTGGCCTAGCAGGTGATGCAATTACGGATGCAGACTATAACGTAGCAATGGGATACAACGCTTTAGGGGCTAACACGCTAGGAAGCAAATCAACTGCAATAGGTACTTTTGCTTTAGAGGCTCAAAATTATACTACAGCCACAGATAGTTTTAACACAGCCGTTGGTTATTACGCAGGGGTATCAGTCACGACAGGAACCGACAACACTCTGGTTGGCTCTTTAGCAGGTGATGCTTTGACTACTGGTAGCCTTAATACAGCTTTAGGCAAAAATGCGTTAGGTTCTGATACAAAAGGTAATCGGTCTATTGCGATTGGTAGATTTGCTTTAGGAACTCAAAACTTCACAACAGCTACAGACACTTACAATGTAGCTATGGGATATAGTGCAGGAGGGGCAATTACCACAGGCGTACAGAACACTATTATAGGTGGCGTTGCAGGTGATGCACTCACGACAGGAAGTTACAACGTAGCGGTAGGTTTTGAGGCTCTTAGCACTGAAGATGGTCATGGAAATAACGTAGCAATAGGCAATAGAGCTTTAAAAACTCTTAATGCAGGAGCAACTGGTAGCAACACAGCCGTAGGTGACGATGCAGGTACTGCTATGACCACAGGCATAGATAACGTCTTGATCGGTGGTGGCACAGGTGATGCACTCACGGATGCAGACTATAACGTAGCCGTAGGAAAAAATGCACTAGGTTCTGATACTCTTGGAAGTATGTCAGTAGCTATTGGTAACGCAGCATTAGCTACACAAAATTTCACAACAGCTACAAACACCTATAATGTAGGTATTGGTATGGGCGCAGGTTCTTCAATTACCACAGGCAAAGAAAACACCCTCATCGGTGGTCTTACAGGTGACTCACTTACGACAGGTGAAGCTAATCTTGCTGTTGGTTACAAGTCATTAAGTGCATCTAATACTGCTTCGGGAAATGTTGCGCTTGGTGCTAATGCAATGCTTGTAGACACCAAAGGAGCAAGAAATGTTGCTGTAGGTTACGGCACATTAATGGCTCAAAACTTTACGACAACTACAAATAGTTATAATGTAGCGGTAGGTTTTGATGCAGGAGCAGCAGTCACCACGGGTACAGACAACGTCTTAATAGGCGGTTTAGCAGGTGATGCTTTGACTACTGGAACTCAAAATATAGCCATAGGAAGAGAAGCGTTATCTACAGAAGACGCTCACGGTCTAAATGTAGCAATAGGTTATCAAGCACTTCAAACTTTGAACGCAGGAATAGATGGTTTTACCGTAGCTATTGGTGATCGTGCAGGTAAAGCTTTGACTACTGGACTTTACAACACTCTTGTCGGAGGCGTTGCAGGGATGTCATTAACGACAGGAGGTCGCAACATAGCCCTTGGTTTGCAAGCTTTGGATAATGACACTCAAGGCAGCAGCACTATTGCAATCGGTGTTAACGCATTAACTGCTCAAAACTTTACGACAGCTACAAATGTTCACAACGTGGCTATTGGTGACAGCGCAGGTAGTCAGGTCACCACCGGAATTCTCAACACCCTCATCGGTGGGGCAGCGGGTGATGCTCTTACAGATGCAGATAAGAACACTGCTTTAGGTTATACTGCTTTGAGCAGTGATACACTTGGCTCTCAATCAACGGCTGTAGGATACCAAGCTTTACTTTCACAAAACTTTACGACTGCCACAGATAGTTTTAACGCGGCTGTTGGCTATAATGCAGGAGCAGAACTCACCACAGCCGTAGGTTGTACTTTTATAGGAAGCCAAGCTGGGCAAAATGTAACCACAGGAAACACAAATACCTTTGTAGGGTCTAGTGCAGGAGTAGGTAATTCTTCTAATAAACTTACTGGAGCAAATAACACAGCAGTAGGACAAGGCGCTCTTCAAGATGTTGAAGGTGCAGGCAATGGCAATACTTGTATAGGTAGAGATTCAGGAACTGCGATCACGACAGGTGTTTCTAATGTTTTGCTTGGATATGCAAATCAAGTTTCAAGTGCAACAGTTACAGCAGAAATAGTAATTGGTCCCGGAGTCACAGGTAGTGGAGGTAGCACTGTTACCATAGGTTCAGGTGCAGGTAAAATTTCTAATACTTTTACTTCAAATGCTACTTGGTCACATTCATCAGATGAACGGTTAAAAACAAACATTCAAGATGATACACTTGGATTGTCTTTTATAAATCGACTTAATCCTGTTACTTATAATTGGAAACCAAGTAACGATATTGATAAAAGTCTACCTTACTACAAGGAAGAAAATGAGAGAGACACTAATGTAACTATGCATGGTCTGGTTGCACAGGAAGTTAAAACAGCTTTAGATGCTGAAGGTGTAGATACTTTTGCAGGTTGGGGAGAGGGTCTAGATGGTGTCCAAACAATCAGCCGTGAAATGTTTGTTTCTCCATTAATTAAATCCATACAAGAGTTATCAACCAAACTAGATGCGGCACTTGCCCGTATAGCAACACTAGAAGGTTAAGCATGGACCTAATACAACGAAACTTTCCTAATGTAGGGGTTGTTGAGGGGCAACTCCCAGAGGACGTTGTGGACAACATATGGAAAGTTGTAAACGAAGCACGAGAACAACCAGAGGATATGAAGCCTGAGTTAGCAGGTAACATAAGTACGTCTATCAGGCTGGACGGTGACTCACCCCTACTCAAGGAGTTTGTGACTGAGCTACTGCCTTCGTTTATAGAAAGCCACATTGAGGCGTATGGCGGACCTTGGCGTGAAACTATGCAGGAGGGTGAGGGTTGGAACTTGGAAAGCCTCTGGGTTAACTTCCAGAAGCAGCATGAGTTTAACCCACCGCACGACCACAGTGGTGTGTACAGCTTTGTCATATGGATGCAGATACCTACATCTTACGCAGAGCAGAAGAAACTTCCTATTTGTGCCAACTCGAATGCAGACAATCACATTTCTAATTTTGCATTTAGTTACACAAATACGTTGGGCAGGGTGTCAACCTTTGCCTACAACATGGAGAAAGAAGCAGAGGGTTACATGGTTATGTTTCCATCAACTATGCTTCATCAGGTGTTTCCCTTTTATGATAATGATGGGGAACGTATATCAATCTCAGGCAATATCAACATTGCACAGCTACAAGGATAAATAAAATGGCAAGAGAAGCAGATCAAATCGCACAGGACCACGCAGCAATGCTGGGCAGTGTGTCGGTAATTAACAGCGTTATTGCTACCCACGCTAAAGGCAGTGATGCAACGGACAGAGATTTCGGACATGACATGACGCATGACGAAAAGAAAGAGCGTGTAGCTCGTAGTAACGGCTATCTCGTTCACATGAAAGCATTAGAAGATTGGGGCAGTGAAAGTTTTACAGAAATAGACAAAGCTATTACTGCGGCTAATTCATTCACTTCATAAATTTAACTTAAAAGGAGATCACGATGGCTAAAAAAAACACAAACACCGTCACGATCAATGGCACTGAACATAACTACGATGATTTAAACGACACTCAGAAAGTATTCTTGAGTGACGTTGTTGACTTAGAAAGAAAGATTACATCTGCACAAGCTCACTTGCGTCAGGTGCAGATAGGTCATCAAGCGTGTTTAAGTATGCTGACAACATCGTTAGATAATAACGAAGAAAAAACTGCAAACTAGGCGGAGTAAATGAATGCCCCTTACAAAGTTACAATTTAGACCGGGCGTTAACCGTGAAACAACCTCGTATTCAAACGAAGGAGGTTGGTTTGATTGTAACAAGGTAAGGTTTAGATTCGGCACTCCTGAAAAAATAGGCGGTTGGCAAAAGTTGTCTAATAGTAGTTTTTTAGGAACGTGCCGGGCTCTTCACCCTTTTGTCGCGCTTGACGGAACAAACTACATTGGAGTGGGCACTCATTTAAAATACTACATCGAAGAAGGCGGGGGTTATAACGACATTACTCCCGTCCGTTCTACAACATCCGCGGGCGACGTGACGTTTGCCGCGGTTGACGGCTCTTCACTGCTAACTGTTACGGATGCAAGCAACGGTGCTACAGAGGGTGATTTTGTAACCTTTTCTGGGGCGGCAACTCTTGGGGGCGTAATAACAGCGGCTGTTCTAAACCAAGAATACCAGATAGTTACTATTATAAATGCTAATAGCTACACTGTTGTAGCTAGAGCCGTGGCTTCTTTGGCAGAAATAACGGTTAACGGGACATACACACCAACGCCTGTTGTTGCAAACAGTTCGGACAGTGGTAACGGCGGTGGATCAATTGTTGGCACTTATCAAGTAAACGTTGGGTTGGATACGGCTGTTTTGGGCAACGGATGGGGTGCAGGAACATGGGGCCGCGGAACTTGGGGTTCGGGCACAGACATAAGTGCTGCGGGCAATAAACTTCGTATATGGAGTCACGATAATTTTGGAGAAGACCTTATAATTAATGCGCGTAATGGAGGAATATTTTACTGGGATAAATCAACAAATGCTTCTGCTTTCTTGCCTGCGGTAGCTATATCTGACTTATCCGGGGCAGATTCCACAACTCCTACAATTGCAAAACAAGTTTTAGTTTCAGACCGTGACAGGCACATTATTGCTTTTGGTTGTGATCCTCAAGACAATGTTGGTACGCAAGACCCGCTTTTAATACGGTTTTCGGACCAAGAAAACCCTCTTGTTTGGGAGTCTCAAGCAACAAATACAGCGGGTGATTTAAGAATTGGTTCCGGGTCTGAAATAATTATGGCAGTAGAAACGCGCCAACAAATCCTAGTATTTACGGACCGTTCTCTTCACGCCATGCAGTTTTTAGGGCCGCCGTTTACTTTCGGAATTAGTTTAATTTCTGAAAATATTACAATTGCAAGTCCTTTATCGGCTATTGCGGTGGATGACTCTGTTTACTGGATGGGTAGAGAAGAGTTTTACGTTTACTCTGGTCAGGTACAAAAGCTTCCTTGTTCTGTAAGATCATACGTTTTTAATGATTTTAACTTTGAACAAACCTCTAAGGTTACCACAGGTGTAAACTCTAGTTACTCAGAAATATGGTGGTTTTATCCGTCTGCAAGCTCTACTTCAATAGACCGATACGTTGTTTATAACTATTCGGAGCAGGCTTGGTATTATGGAACTCTTACCCGCACGGCATGGTTAGATCGTGGTATTGCTCAATATCCTATTGCGGCAGGCACTGACGGGTTCTTGTATTACCATGAGTTTGGTCAAGATGATGGCAGTGTAACCCCGGCGGTATCGGTGGATTCTTACATTGAAAGCAGTCAGGTGACGATGGGTGCTGGAGACAACTTTGTGTCACTTCGTAGACTTATCCCTGATGTAACATTCTCAGGTTCTGACTCAGCTAATCCTTCTGTAAACATGACTTTAGAAACTCGTAACTTTCCCGGCACTGACTACACCACAACTTCGACTAATGCGGTAACTCGGTCTGCAACTGTTCCTGTGGAGCAGTTTACAAGCGAAGTAGACATTCGTTTAAGGGGCCGATCTTTTGCTTTTAAGATAGCTTCTGATGCTACAGGGGTTGATTGGAGACTTGGAACTCCACGGGTTGACGCCAGATCGGATGGCCGCCGATGAGCAGAGGTTTAGTTTTACCCTTCTTTCCTAATCCTCCTGCGGATTACAACCTTAACTACCAAGTCGAGGTTATGCGGGCTTTTTCTGTGTTTTTGGAGCAGATAAGCAATCCGGGGCCTTGGCAGGCTTCAGCGTTAACTTTACCTAATTTACAAACAGATAACTTTCAACTTCCTTTAGGGGGCATTTTTCAATACGGTGATGAGTTAAGGATTACTGTTGCAAACAAGCCTTATACAAGGGGTTCATCAGGAACGGGGGCCGTGGGCACTGCTACGGTAACAATAACATGAGTGACGAAACAATTATTATTATGTCAGATGGTAGCAAGTGGAGACCTTCTACAAGCCAAGACTTAGTGAATTGTACTAATTGTGGAAATGAGGTAGACACTCCAGAAGAAATTGCTTCTTACCCTGACGGAAATTGTCCTGATTGCGGTTCTTCATGGACTGGGAGTGAAAATAGAAGTACAATGGTTCAAGTAACCATGCCTGACAGTATTATTGGTGGAGCGGGATAATGGCAAAAGCGGCTCAAAAAGACGAACTCTTAGAACTTCCAGAAGGCGGTATTGCTGCCTTTGTAATGTCTGACGAAGATGCGGACGCAATATACGGTCCGGATGACGATGGTACAGAAGAGTTTGGTAACAACGGAATTGCCCAATTTCCTGCTTTAACAAAGAAGATGGCCGCTATGGGCCGCGAGGGCGACAATACTCTTGCTCACGTAGAAACTGGCGAATTGATTATTCCGGCTGTTTTTCTAAAAGACGACCCTCAGATGAAAGAAACGTTGTTTGCTTTTCTTGAGCGTCAA